GGTTTACATGTTTACGCCTTTGATTGTCTCTGTTCATCCAGAGCCTCTTGAAAGCACTCTAGTATTATCTTGCTTAAGTATCTATTAGCGGCCTTACGGTCACTATAGTAACTTCGGCTCGATACTACTGGTAAATATTCAACCGGAGCAACAGTATCTGGCTCTAAGTCATCCAGCACAGTGAACATTAGGAATTGTAGTTCACGCGAGGTCTGAGTTAAAGCAAGCACAATAGGGTGGGAACCTGATAGGTCCCCAATACTCCTATCTGCCAAGGTCTTCTCATCACAAGACACGCCAATGGTAGTGAACCCTCGAATTAGATTCGGGAATTCAATTTCCATATCTAGAGGTTTTATCTCCATTGCTTTCTTTATGATATTATCGGCCCGTTTAGAGATAATCTTTTGGATTATATCTGCACGGTTGATAGTCAAGTCAGAGTTACCGCACTTAAGTGTGGGCTCCGAAGACAATCTTAACCATAATATATATTGAAGGCGTTGAAGGTCCTCTGACTTCAGGATCCGAGACAAACCGTGATGACTTGTATCTGGAGAAATGAGATCTCTCTTACCTAATAACTCAACTAAGTCTAATATACTGTGTATATCATTCTTAGATAAGATATTATGTTTGATTGAACTCATTTCTTTCCCTCTTAGAGAAAGCCTTTTGGCAAACTCTATTTGGGAATTCACTGAGTCACCAATGACTGACTTAGAAAGATTGATTTTTAAACCAATCTTCTTTAGTAGCCATTGGTAGCGCTGTGCCACTTTTGTGTTAAATATCACAATGTCATCGCCTAGTAAGCGGTACTGTTTGAAAAATCTAAGAGGTTTACCTCTATGAAAATTCTCCCAGTTCGCCGCAAATTGGACGATATCATGGTGCCATAGAGCGAAACTTGGGAAGGAAGATAGTAAGCCTAACGGCTGACCTACTTTCCATCTTACGTATTGCCCTGTGGTTTTAACATAAAAGTCCCGTTTCGTCATTACTGAGTACCAGCTATCAGCTACACTTAGATTCGACATCAACTGAAGACGGTATTTCTGCATCTTTGCAGGAATTCTATCCGAGGCTGATGAAAGATCGAAACAATAAGTTGGATGTCCGCTACTTTCCTTGATAAGAGTTGAGAAACCCTTTTCTTGGTCTTTAGTGGCATCTGTACTTATTGACTGTAGTGTTCTATACAAAGAAATTTGTATAGACTTTAATGATAACTGGCTCCAGTAATCTCCAATAGCGAAAATTCGTGTCTTACCAGCAGGTTCGGCTGAAAAGCCTAATCTGCCAGTATGATATGTTTTCTCGCTGATGTTCGAATCAGCTTGTTGCTTCATCCACGTAGTGATCCAACCTTGCCCAAGGGCATTGTTGAGTCGCTCGATGGAATTAGCTAAAACTGCATCTTGCATCACGGCTTTGGCATCAAGGTGAGAACTAGCTACCGCAGGTCCATTTGGACCTTTTGATAGTGTAGTTAACACTTTGGACCAAGGTTGTATTGGATCTGTTAAGGACCCTAAGTACCACTTACGCTTACGCGTAAATCTCTTTAGGAATTTATTAAACTTCTTAGATATATCCCGAACGGATTTCTCAGTTTCCTGAGTCATCTCGTCAGTGATAGATTCTAAAGAAGTGTAATCTATTTCTAATCGGATTTGTTCATATGAACGAGCGATAGTTAGGGCGAGACGTTTGTTATCCCTTGAACCT